AGATAGTTCAATAATAACTGAACCAGATGTTCCAAAGCAACTCATCTCTAAATCACCAGATGTTGCCGATGTGTTTGTTGCATTTGATTTAATTAATCCAGCAGTGCCATCATAATGTCCTGTACCAGCAAGTCTAATTGCAACTGTGTCAGCTGAAGCACCTTTAAATTGAATGTCCACATGACCAGTATTATCATCAGCAGTTCCTTGAACTAGCTGCCACCATATTTTCTTAATATCTAATTTAGCTCCATTTGCGTGACCATCTAGTGCACTAGCATCTAAAATAGCATTGTTTGCTGTAGTATCATCTTGAATGTTTACTAATACTGTAACCGTTCCACCAGCGCCAGCCGCATTTACTACTGTGTCTCTTAATGTTCTTGTTGTAAATGACATATTTTTTTACCCTTTAAATTGACAATACTTCTCGCTCGAAGTATTGCATCAGGTCTTTTTCTCTTACCCTGTGTTTTTTACTAGTCTGTTTTATAGTTTTTTCAAAAGTATTTAGGAAATCTGAAGGTTTGGCATCCATAATTCTAAAAATATCATCCACTGCAGTCCTCATCTTAGGGCTGAGTTTCTTATATTCCTTAGATTTTTTGTGCTCATCCTTTTCATAGAATGGTATGTACCAATCTTTAAACTTCGCCATCTCCCTCATCTTCTCCTTTTGCATCGGAAGATTTTACAAATGAATTTGCAACTTCTCTTCTTTTTGTTTCTAGTGCATCACCAACTTTACTTTTGATTGTATCTTTGAATGCTGTCTCAGCTCCAAGATTATCACCTGTGGATAAAGCATCTATTATATCTTTAGTTTCCGCCATCATTATCTCCTTTATTATTTACACCATCAGACTTACCTTCTAAGTCATCATGGGATATAAATGAACCTGTCGCATCCTGTGGATATCTAGTAATACCATCACCGCCATCTGGCATATCAATACCACCATCCTCAACATCAGTTCCAGCTTCTTTATTAATTTGTTTTTGCATTTCATCTATTTCAGCATCTGTCATATTTAAAACATTTTTTTGTACATATTCTTTACTATAGAATGTTCCGATATATGATTCAATAGAACCTAATGCATTTATTCTGTCTTGTAGTAATTCTGCTTTCTTCAATTCAGCAAAATGACCATCTTGTAAAAAGTCATACTGAATATGTTCTTTCATACTATTCCAATCTTCTACAGTAATAATACCTTTCAGTATAAGTTGTGCTTTTAATATATCTGTAAAAAGTGGGGTGAATTTTTTTCTTAGTCTTTGTACAAACTTAGTAAATTTTAATTCATCTCTTGTAATCTCTGTTGAACGACCTAAACTAAAATTGTTTTCAGCCTCCATTCTTGAAACAGGTACATTTAATGAACGATAAAGTTTATTTCTAAAATATTCTATGTCCTCTATTTCACCTAAGTTTTGTCCACCTTGTAATGTAGTAATCTCTGTTCCACGACCACCATCTCTACGAGGTAACCAGAAGTCTTCTAACATTGACATATGATTTCTATCATCACGAATCTCACCTGTTGAAGCATCATAAACTAATTTGTTACGATAACGATTCATAACATCTTTTAGATATTGTTCTGCTTTTATTTTAGGTAGATTACCTACATCAATATAAAATATTCTTCTTTCTGGTGCTCTAGATAATCTGTAAATAACTACAGCATCCTCAATCATTCTTAGTTGATTGACTGGTTTAATTGCTTTGTGTAAATATCCTAGAACATGACCTCTATTCATATCAATTATACCAGATGGTACATATGTAATAGAATCATCTGATATTTTAATACCTTCGTTCATCTGACCTTGTTGTAATCCTTTTTCATTGTAGATAAAATAATCCTCTACATTTCTTACTAAATCCATAGATGAACCTGGTTTTGTTTTTTTATTAATTTGTCTAACTTTTCTAATTTTTCTAGGGTCAATGTATCTTACTTCAACGACACCCTTTTTAGGGTTTTCTTTGTCTATAACTTTGTGATAAAAAATTCTACCATCAATATACCATCTTCTAAAAATATCATGTCCTTTGACATCAAAATCTAAAAGACTTAACACATGGTCAAATTCTTCCCTTATTTTATTTTTTATACTTTTAGGATAATCCAATCTGTCAAGAGTGATAGAAACAGCTTGGTCTTTTTCATTAGATACAATACCTTCATTTACAATGTCTTCAATTGCTGAATCACATTCTGGTTGTTGGGATATTTCACGATATCTACGAATTAAATCAAGTTCAGATTTATCTCTACCATCTACATCTAAAACTTGACCAAAGAAACCACCCCCTGCTATTTCGGCTGTTCCGTCATCAGCTGGGGGTACTGTGAATTTTTCTTGACTTTTGGTGTCTTTGATTTTTTCAAATCTAAAACCAAATAGTTCTGCCATAATAAAATCTCCTTTATTGTCTTTTATTTATAAAGGTTTAAATCAAGACTATTAGAAGTTTACGCCACTAACTGAGTAGTTTTGATACTGCCATGTACAAGTAAATGTTGCAATATCACTTGCAGCTGAAGAATCTAATGCAGGACCTGGTGTTATTGAAGTCGGAAATGAATTTTTAAAGATGTATGTCTTTAATACTGTGTCATCTCTGTCTAATAGTTCTGCAGTTAAGTCTGTTGCATAATCAGCAAGTGAATTAACACCTAAATTTGTGTCAAAATCGTTGATACCATTATTCCACCTTTGTAATGCATTTTGAATTGAAAAGTCTGTATCCATGTAAAATTCAGTATCCCAAGTACCAGTAGTATCTCTATCTCCTGCAACTTTAATTGACCTACCTCTATATGTTAATGTAATATCACCTATAGTTATAGGGGGTAATGTTGCACCCTTACATAAAATAGAAGTTTTTCTTACATCTAATCCTATTGCAATTCCAGCAGGTGGTGTAATTGTTATTCTAAACTGATTGGCTCTATAACCTCCACCAGCTAGTTCTGCTTTAAAGTCATCTATCTGTGCCATGATTACCCTCCTACCTCACTAAACGATATACCTGTTCGTGTGGCAATAAAGTTTAGTGTAATGAAGTTAATTGAACGAGCAGGTTTAATAAATATGTCTGCAACAAATTCATTTCTATCAATCACTTCACCTGTGTTATTTGTTGTATCACAAACTACTGAGAAGTCTGTAATACCTCTACGACCTTGAACATCTCTTAGGAAAGGCTCAATCAAGTTTCTAAATTGTGCTCTTGTAAATTCATCATTGAATTCAAAGAGTTGGAATTTAGCAGCTGTAGATATTGCTTTCTCTAATGTTAAGAATAATCTTCTTACATTGATTCTGTCAAATGCACTTGGTTTAGTTAAAGCAGTTTTATCACCAAATAATACTACACCTTGGCCAGGGAAGTTTACAACAGGATTAACTCTTGATTGATACAAGACATCTCTGTCTGCCTGGTCTGGGTTAAATGCTAATTTGATTGCTCCTCTAACATTTCCTCTGTTAAATCCAGCAGGTGAGAACCACGCATCAGCAACTGTATCTGTGTTTGCACAAAGTCCTGCAACTGAACCACTTAGTGGTACAAATCTATATACATCATTGTATTTGTCATACATGTACATGTATCCACTATCTAACACTAAGTAAGATGAACTTGGTATTAAGTCAGCAGCAACTTCAACATTTTTTGCTTGTTTAGCAGATGTTGTAACACCAACGACAGCAGAACGATATGGTGAAGCAAATGCAACACAATCCTTTCTACCCTCTACTAAATTTTTCAACATAGTTACATGCGTATCTTGAGCTGCAGCTGTGTCTGCAACAATACTAGATGAACCACCTATTACTAAGTTGATATCTTCTGTATCAGCATTTTTAAACTTATCATATGCAAGTTCAATCTCTCCAGCAGTTGTAGAGAAATCATCTGTTCCACCTGTAAGTTCATCAATCGTTACTGGTATGACAGCAGTATAAGTTGATGTAGTATCTGTTCCCCAATTACTACCAGCACTTGTGTGGTCTGTCCAATAGATAAATTTTGACTGTCTAAAGA